ACCACCGAGCACGGACGGGTCGCAATCACGGTTGCGGCTGGCGCAGTCAGCCAGGAGCGCCATCAGTTCGGCTGGGGCGGTGCGGACTTGGACGCCAAGATCGAGGTACTGCGGCGCCTGGTTGCGGCATCGCTCGGCGATTTCGTTGACGGGCACTTGATCGGAGGCGCCGAGCCGTCAAACACCGCAGAGGCGAGCCATGGGTAAGCCGTCCACCGAGCGCCAGCGCGCGCTCGCAATCCGAGCGGCGCACATGCGCGAGGAGGGTGCTACCAGCCGCGAAATCGCCGCGGCGATCGGCATCACGCCCGAGCAGGTCAAGAAGCGCGTGGAACTGGGCCAGCGGCTGGCCTCCGAGCGCACGCCCAACCAACTGACAACCGAAACCTAACCGAGGAGAAACCCAGTGGGTTCACGATTCACCTATGGCGAGACCTTCCGCTGCGAGGAGCCGATCGACCCTGACACCGTCCGCATTCTCGGCCGAGGCCAGCGTGCATTCGACGAGTACCTGCACGCCCTGAAACGGAGCATCGCGTTCAAACTGGCTGACCACCTGATGGAGCGCTGTGTACCGCTCACGCAGAACGACCTGATGTCGGGCAGGCGCAAGTTGTTCATCGAGATCGTGATCAACGACCGTGGTGCTCACGAGCGCGATCTGGATTTCGCTCGCAGCGTCGCCGAGAAAGAGGAGCGCGAGCGCGTCACGAAACGCCTGGTCGCGTCGCTGCCCTACGGCCTCGCCGAAGCGGCTCAGGAGTTCTACGAATGATCGCTGTGACCCACACCGATGGCCCGTGGGGCATCGATTCTGAAGATCCGTTCGTTGTCGTGCCGCCCGAGCCGAACTGCGCGATCCTGTGCGTCTGCACCATCCAGCCGATCGACGTGGGCGGCCCGAAGGGCTTTTTCTTCGGCCCAATCACGAAGGCCAACGCACGCCTCATCAAGACTGCGCCGCGCCTGCTGGTCGCCCTGCAGGAATGCCACGAGCTGCTGGCCGCGATCTGCGAGGCCTGCGTCGACAACCCACCGCCGGACGGCATCGACAAGCTGGAGAACGCGCGCCGCGCGATCGCTGAGGCCACGGGCACCCAGGAATGGGCAGATGGCTGATTTCCGGTTCGGTTGACTTCCGAAAAACCCGTTGTCTCATGACTGCGTGCCCCGAACAGGGCGATGCAGCGCGCCCACCCCGGGCGCATTCAGGACAACGGGATGCAGAGCGAACCCCCGCGTGACGTGAACCGCTTCGAGTGGATCCTGGCCGAGAGCCAGCGCATCCGCGAGTCGCAGTCCGAGCGCATGGCCGCCTCCATCCAACGGATCGAGGCGAAGACCCATGGCCACGCGCAAGAGTGCCGCGCCCAAGAAACCAGCCCCCGCCGCGACGGCGCAGGCTGACGCTGCCCACACGAAGACCGACTGGCAGGCCGTAGAGCGGGACTACCGCACCGGCAAGTTCACGCTGCGTGAGCTGGAGGCAAAGCACGGGGCGAACAACGCGACGATCCTGCGCCGCGCCAAGCGGGAAGGCTGGACGGCCGACCTCAGCAAGGCGGTGCGCCAGGCGACGAACGCAGCACTCGTGCAGCAAGTCATCTCGGAAAAGTGCAGCGCTGCGCAGCAAGACACAGCAGAGACGGTGCTTGCTGCGGCCGAACTGAACAAGCAGGTGATCCTCGGACATCGTCGCGACCTCAGCAAGACGCAGGAACTCGCGCAGGCGCTGCTGGCTGAACTGTCCGAGGGCGGCCTGTTGCTGAAGCACCGCGAGTTGCTGGGTCAGATCCTGGCGGGCGATGGCGCGGACCCGGTCGACGTCGCACAGGCGCAGGCTGCGATCAGCAAGGCGCTAGGCATCGGCAACCGCGTGCAGTCGCTGAAGGCGCTCGCCGAGGCGTTCACGAAGATCCAGGCGGCCGAGCGCGTGGCGTTCGGGCTGGACGAGAAGGACGACGACAAGGACAAGGATCCGGTGTCGCAGGCGCTGGCCGACTTCTTCTCAGGCATCCATGGCGCCGCTGCGGGCCGCCTGGGCTTCGCGCCGGCGAACAAGGGCTGATCGTGCGGCCCTGTGTCTACGTCCGCTGGTTGAACAACGTCGCCGTGATCTGGCCGCCGCTGATGGTCGGCATCGACGATGAAGGGTTCATTTGCGTCGAACTCTGCTGGCTGGGCCTCGTGATCGGCGTCGGCACGGTCAAGGTGGACGAATGACCGCCAAGCCGACCATCGCGCGGCTGCGCGAGCTCTTTCGGTTCGATGCCCAGACGGGGTGGCTGATTCGTCTCATCACGACGAGCAATCGATGCCCTGCGGGCCAGCGGGCCGGTACCTTCGACAAGTCCGTTGGATACCGACGGGTTCGAGTCGATGGACGCGTCTACCTCGAGCACGTCGTGATCTATGCGCTCGTGCACGGCGAATGGCCAGCTGGGCTGATCGACCACAAAGACACAGACCGACTTCACAACGACCCGGAGAACCTGCGAGACACGACGCGTAGGGTCAATCAGCAGAACCTTCGCAAGGCGCGATCGGACAGCAGCACCGGCGTGCTGGGCGTGTTCCCCCGCAAGGACGGGAGGTTCTGGTCGGCCATCCGCATCAACGGCGGGCGCAAGCACCTCGGCACCTTCGACAGCATTGAAGCCGCAAGCGCCGCTTACATCGCTGCGAAGCGTCTGTATCACGAGGGTTGCACGCTATGAGCGGCAGTACCTTGGAGGAGCAGAAGGCCATCGCCGATCTTTCGGCGATCCTGACCGACGACTGGAAAAGCCTCGAGTGGCGGATCTCGAATATTTACTGGATCGTCGACGAGAACGGCGACGCGGTCAGGTTCCAGCCCAACGAGGAGCAACTGGACTTCATCCGCAACATCCGGCCGCGCAACATCATCCTGAAGGCGCGCCAGCTCGGGTTCTCGACGCTGATGCAGATCCTCGAGCTGGATCAGGCCCTGTTCGTCGCGAATCACAACGGCGTGGTGATCGCCGACACGCTGCCCAACGCCGGCAAGCTGTTCAAGAAGATCGAGTTCGCGCTGTCGGCGCTGCCCGGAGCACTGCAGGCGGCGCTACCGATCAAGAGCCGCACCGACAAGTCCAGCCTGGAGTTCGAACACGGTTCGAGCATCTACGTCTCGACCAGCGCCCGCGGCGGCACCGTGCAGCTGCTGCACGTCTCCGAGCTGGGCAAGATCGCGCGCAAGCATCCCGAGAAGGCGAAGGAAATCATCACCGGCGCGTTCGAGGCGGTCCCGCGCTCGGGCTGCATCGTTGTCGAGAGCACCGCCGAGGGCGCGGCCGGCGCGTTCTTTGAGCTCGTCGAGCCCGCGCTGAAGCGCATGCACGAAGGCGCGCCGGAGAGTGAGCTCGACTTCCGCCTGCACTTCTACCCCTGGTACAAGAAGTCAGCCTATCGCACCGATCCCGCCGGCGTGATCGTCAGCTCGGAGGATCACCGGTACTTCGACGGCTGGCAGGCGAAGCTGGGCATCACGATCGACGCCGAGCAGCGCGCCTGGTACGTGAAGAAGAAGGAGACCCTCAAGCGCGAGATGAAGCGCGAGTACCCGACGACGCCCGAAGAAGCCTTCGAGGTCGCCGTCGAGGGCGCGGTCTACGGCGAGGAGATGACCTACCTGCGCGAGCGTGGGCGCATCGGCGTCGTGCCGCTCGACCCCACGCGGCGCGTCAACACCTTCTGGGACTTCGGCCTCCGCGACAAGAACGCCATCTGGTTCCACCAGCAGATCGGCATGCAGGAGCGCTGGTTCAAGTACCACGAGGAGTCGGGCCGCTCGCTGACCTGGTGGTGGCGCTACTGCGAAGACCTGCGCGAACTGCACGGATTCCGCTGGGGCCGCCACTACCTGCCGCACGACGCCGACGCCGAGATCCTCGGCGAGCACGTCACGACGAAGCATCGCGACCTGACCAAGCTGGGCATGCGCAATGAGGTCGTCGTGCCGCGCGTCGGCAACCTCGCCACCGGCATCGAGCTCACGCGCACCGCGCTCATGGGCAACCACTGGTTCGACCGAGAAGGCTGCGCCCAGGGCATCAAGTGCCTCGACGGCTACCAGTTCGAGTGGAACGAGAAGCTGGGCGTCTGGTCGGCTGAACCACTCCACAACTGGGCCTCGCACGGCGCCGACGCCTGGCGCCAGCGCGCGCAGGGCTACGTCCCGGGCATCCCCGAAGAAGAGCGCGGCGACGAGAAGCCCCGCCGGCGCGAGAGAAATTGGAAGACGGCGTAACCCGCCACAAAGGACAACCATGGACCTGAACACCCCACTCGTCGACCGCAAGGGCCGCACCGTCTTCAGCTACGGCGGCCCGAACTGCTACGCCGAGCACAACTACCGCGGCTACAGCGTCGTCATGGACTGGTTCGTCGGCGCGCGCAGCACCGAGCCAATGATGATCATTCGCGACGAGAAGGCCGGCGAGGATCACGGCGCGCTGGGCATCTGCCTGTCGTCGATCGGCGCCTACGTCGACCCGGACACGCCAAGCAACGCCGCGCCCGGCGCGTTCTTCCGCTGCGTCGACCAGCTGGATTGCCTCGGGAAGATGCGCATCCCGATGGAGGCGAACCTGCTGCTGGACGTCATCCAGCGCTACGCCTCCGACCTGATCCTCATGCCGCCCACACCGCGCCAGGTCGTGCGCGATGCCCAGCCGAAGGCGATCCTCGACGTGACCATCACGGACGAGGCCACGGGCAAGACCCACTCCGAACTGAGCATCTGACATGGCACGCACCAAGACGACGGCCGCGAGCGATCCGGCGACCAAGAACAGCGATGCGCCGGTCGAACCCAACGCGCCGACGCAGACCACGATCCAGGCCGGCGGCGGCCAGCGCAGCGCCGCGGTAAAGACGAGCTCGAAGACCGACGACCCGAACGACATCAACGCGGACAACCCCGACGCGGGCAAGCAGCGGCACCTGCGTCGCAAGTCGTGGTTCACCGCGGAGATGCAGCGCCAGGCGATCAACCGCTACCAGATGGCGCTCGACGAGGAGTATTACGACGGCAACCAGTGGACGCCCGAGGAAGCCGCGGCCGTGCGCGCACGCGGACAGAACCCGGTCGTCTACAACGAGGTCAAGCCCACCGTCGACTGGATGATCGGCACCGAGGCGCGCACGCGCACCGACTTCCTCGTGACCAGCCGCAGCGACGACAGCGAGGCCGCCTACGACGACGCGCAGGTCAAGACGAAGCTGCTGAAGTACCTCGAGGACGTGAACCACACGCCCCACGAGCGCAGCCAGGTCGCCAAGGAAAAGTTCAAGGCGGGCCTGAGCTGGCTGGACATAGGCATTCGCGCGGATCCCAGCGAGGAGCCGATCTACGTGCGCCACGAGCCCTGGCGCAACGTGCTGCACGACTCGCTGGGCGCGCGCATGGATTGCGAGGACTGGCGCTACATCTTCCGGTTCAAGGAGGTCGACTTCGACATCGCCGAGGCCATGTTCCCGGGCCAGGAGCGCCTGTTGAAGAAAGCGCTGATGCAGGCCGACAAGTCGAGCATCTGGGACTGGCAGAACGGCCGGCCCTGGATCGGCGCGATGGGTGGCGCCGAGGCGGGATTGCCGGACGCCTATCAGTCGTTCGACGCCGAGGCCTGGGGCGCGCACCCGCGCGATCGCATCCTGCTGATCGAGTGCTGGGAAGTGGCGCCGTTCCGCGGCCGGCAGGTGGCGGGCGTCGAGGGCGAGAGCCTGATCAAGATGAAGAAGCGCATCAGCGTGCAGACCGAATGGGACACGCTGCTGGAGGGCTGGAGCCCCTATGCGCACAACAAGTTCGGACTGATCCCCGACTGGTGCTACCGCCGGAAGAAGGACGGCATGCCCTACGGCATGGTGCGCAACCTGCGCGGGCCCCAGGACACGCTCAACAAGCAGATGTCCAAGGCGATCTTCCGCATGGCGTCCAAGCAGATGATGCTCGAGGCCAGCGCGGTCAACAGCAACGAAGGCGGCATGGGCGTCGAAGAACTGCGCGACGAAAGCAATGCGCCGGACGGCATGCTGGTTTTCGCCGATGGCGCGATCTCTGCGGGGCGGGTCAAGCAGATTGAGAACGCCCCGCTGGCCGAAGCCGACATGCGCCTGGCCGACTACAACACGCAGTCGATCCGCCAGTCGTCGGGCGTCGGCGGCCAGCAGCGCGGGCTCGAGACGAACGTCATCGCTGCGAAGGGCATCCTCGCGATGCAGGAGCAGGGCGGCCTGCTAACGGCCGAACCGTTCGACAACTGCCGCCTGGCGCGCCAGCTCGAAGGCGAGATCACGCTGAGCCTGATCGAGCAGTACTACGACCAGCCCAAGACCTTCAGCGTCGCCGGCGAGCAGGGCCGCTTCGAATACAACCACATCAACAAGCCGGACCCGAAGACGGGCATCGTCAACGACGTCACCGCGCGCAAGGCGGCATTCGTGATCGGCGAGCAGCCGTGGAAGGCGACGCTGGCCGAGGCCGCGTTCCAACAGACCATGGACCTGCTGGGCCAGATCGCGCCGGTCGCGCCGCAGGTCGTGCTCAACGTCCTCGACCTCGTGTTCGACATGCACCCGAGCCTGCCGAACAAGTTCGCGATGATGCAGCGCATCCGCGCGATCAGCGGCCAGGCCGACCCCGACGGCAAGGTGACGCCGGAGCAGCAGCAGGCCATCCAGCAGAAACAGCAGATCGCGCAGCTGCAGATGCAGGCGCAGATCGCCGGACTGCAGGCCGACGTCAAGGAGAAGCAGGCCAAGGGCCAGAAGCTCGACGCCGACACGATGCTGCAGAAGCTCACCGGCATCTACGAGGCCGCCCAGGCCGCCCAGGTGCTGGCGCAGATGCCCTCGAGCGCGCCGGTCGCCGACATGCTGCTGCGCGCCGCGGGCTTCGTCGACATGTCCGAGCCGCAGGTGATCCCGTCGCCGC